TATCAACTCCTGCAACTCTAACTCTTTCTTTCTTGTATAGATCAAACCCGAGATCAATTGTAACGTCAATAGTGTCACCATCAAGAACACGATTGATCTCCGTCACTCGGAAGTTGTAACAACTCTTTCTGCTTGGGGGTGTCAGTCCTGCCATTTTCTAATTCTGCAAATGCTTCTCTTATTATGTATACAATATATGCAGACGATAATGCGACAGCAAGGATCACTAAGATAATTACTGACCACACAGGGTCGGATGGATTATCTAAAGGACGTAGAAATAAATTCATTTTTTAATAGGCCAAGTAAGTTCCATTCCTATAGTAAGTAGTAGAACAAATCCAAATACAAATACAGAACTCATAATCTATTACCACTTCTAGGAGATGGTATTAGTTGATATGCCATTTTGTCTCGCAACTTATTGACACGCTCTTCATTATACTGCTTGAAGTTTCCTCGCTTCTCAACTTTTTTATAGTAGTGTAATGCATTGAGGATGATTGCGTAGTCATCCATAGTAAGTTCAAAGTTCATAATTCATGAAATTGGTAATCTAACATCATTCGGTATAAAGAATTTCTCATCATCCATAGATGTTCTTGTTCTTCTGGCGGACGTGCTGGAGATCCTTCCCACATTTCCAATCGCTTTATTACACAGTGATGTAAGAGACGTACATCTTCTATGGTTAGATCCACACTATAATCAGGTTCCTTATTCATGTTTATGGGAAGGTTCCTAGTGTTGCCAATCGTATTTATAAACTAAGTATATACTCACAATAAGAACAACCTCAAGAAAAAACCCCATAATGCTTACGCACATGGGGTAATAATTATAATTTTTTTTATTTGATGTAATTATTCTTCTCAAGCCATTCTCTTGTCATAGGAGTCGGTTCATATACTTCCCACATATTACCACCAGCACATGCTGCTAGAGCATTCATAGTCATATTTTTAGTCTTACCTGCCCACATTGCTTCTTTCTCCCACGGAATTGCTCCTGGTTGCAATGCATACGTCCGCTTGACCATCTCTTGCCATAACATCGGTACATCATCTTCAGGCATAATAATAGCAATCATACTGTTATCAATTGTGCCTGCCATACAATCTTGTGCTGCATGCCATCCCTCATGACGCATCACACTCATAAGTACACCAGGATTATCCATGTAACTCTTATTTAAGAAAAAGTTATTGCTGACTGTATGATAGACGCCACGATGCATTGCAGGGAAATACTTCTCATCAGCAAGGAATACATTTACACCAATTTGATTGAGTGAGTGCAACATATTATGAAACTCACCTGTCACCCCAGTAAACCTTTCTGGGTTGGGATATTGTGATGATACATCCAACATAGAGTAAATTTTCTCTACACCATCAGTACATTCGCCAAGTAGCATACACCCCATAGAGTGCATAGTCTTGTATTCACTCTCTTTAATTGGATCTGCTTGTGCAGGAATAATCAAGGATGTTGTTACCAGAGCACCCATAATAAGTTTTTTAATCATTGTAATTTAAGAATAGAAGGACCAGTTTCGCCGTAAGGAACTGCGGGACCTGTTGTATTAGGAATAGTTGGTACAACAGCATCCATCATACCTGGGAGAGCACCAGCAATTGCTTCAGTAGCAGCTGCTGCAACGTTTTCTTTAATATCTTCAATAATAGCTTCTTTGTTTAGATAGAGATATGCACCACTACCAATGACTGATAAAGATACTAGACCAGATAAAAGTGCTACACCATTAATCAATTTTTGCATTTTACCTATAGAAAAGTGACTATGCTATTTATTATAGGATAGTCAGAACTTAAGAACTTTTTTAATCATAAGAACTACCGTACCCAATACAGATCTTTTTATTTTCTGCTGATGACCTACACCACTGTCTCACATAAGCATCTGCATCCTTATCCATTGTGAAGTGAGCATGGTTATGAAGCATCCCTATTGTAATCAGCAGTCCAATGCTAATCAGATTGTAGTGAACTGCTGGATGAGTAACGATTGTTAGAAAGTATTTTTTCATTCCGTCCCAGTAAGAGGGGGATTGGGCCATCCTGGTGGACACATAGGTACACTGTAAGGTTCACTCATAATAGACTCTACAATTTTTTCATCAATATTTACAGGGTTTATAGCATCACTATCTCTCCATAGAGATGGCATATCTAAAAGTACTCTACCTGATGTCTCTGCAGGGACAATACTTCTAATACAGAGTGGGGGAAGTTGATAATCCATAAAAAAAGGGATGCCGTCGCACCCCCAGTATAACATCTAGATGTTTATGTGTCTATATTGAATATCAGAAGGAGTACTTCACACCCAATTTTGCTCCGTAACCACGGTCAAGATCTTCGTCGCCTGAACCTACGAAGGATACTTCACCATATGCACCGAGGTTGTCAGTCAGACCCAGACCCAGACCTGCCTTACCAGAAGGAACGGTATCAGCGTCACCACCATCGGGGGTCAGTACGGTAGCGCCGCCCTGGACGTAGTAAGAACCAGCTTCACCAAAAGCACCTTCGTAACCTACGTGCAGGTCTGTTCCAGCACCATTGTACTCGGATCCAGTCCAACCAGCGTTGGTTTCGACGTTAACGTAGGGGCCAGCGAAAGCGGCACCAGCAGAGACAGAAAGAGCAGCGGTTGCTGCGAATACAGATTTGATCATTTTGTTTTACCTTTTTTTCTCGTAGAGATTAACCTACGGATGTTAAGAGACTCGACTTGTCCCTGATTTTATCATATAAAACCTTGCTCAAGTTTGCGGAGATTGGTTTTATTACTTAGTGTTAAGATAACCTTCAACACCAGTATATTTATAATACACGAATACATTAAGTTTGTCAAGCATTAAAAAACTGCCCTGAGGCAGTTTATGTCTAACAATTTATATCTCTGCTATCATCTAGTGAGATAACCAATTACAGCTTCTGGAGTGGTGTCTAGATATGGATCTCCACTACATCCCTGAGGGTCACGTCCAGCTTCTTCATACATCCATTTAATTTGCTGGTTATCAACAAAAGCAACATAACGCCAAGTGCGGATTGCTTGCCCCTGCTCAAACTTGGGAATAATCATTCCAATCCCATTAGTGAATTCCCCATTACCATCTGGAAGCATTGTTACTTTAGTTACACCTAAAGATGCTGCCCAAGCATTCATTACGTGACAATCATTCATGCCAATGCAATAAATTTCATCAACTCCAAGACCTTTAATTTCGTCAGCTTTTGCTTCAAATGCTGGAAGTTGATTTGAGCATACTGGAGTAAATGCTCCAGGAACACCAAATAAAATTACTTTCTTATTGGCAAAAAGATCCGCAGTGCTTTTTGCTAATGGTGCTGAATCTTCATAAAATTTCAATTCACATTCAGGCACACGATTTGGGTACGTTAATGTAACAGGCATAATTTGATTCTCCGTGAGTTATTGTAATACTACTTTTAATATTTATACTTTTGAGATTAGTTTAATAATCTCTTTTAGGTGAAAACCGATCCTCTTAATTTTAGATTCTGGTTTTTGTATTTTTGTTGTTTCAGATATAGATTCTCTATTTGGGTCAGATGGGACAAATTCTATATCTGCCCAAATGTCAGCCTTTTTAAAATTAAAGTTTTCCATGTTTAAAACAACTTACGTAATAAATCTACCAAATTCCAGGAATAATTTGTCCTGTAGATGCGTAAGCACCTATTGCTGCAATGACTCCGAGCATTGCTGCCCAACCATTAATACGTTCTGCGTTTTGATTCATTAGTTTTCTCTTGTGTGTTGTTGTAAATAATTACCCTGCCATTATCATGAGTGAATACTAATTCATCATCATGTGCCCAGCAGAGTTCTTCGTATAGGGCATTTAGTCTCTCCATATCATCATAGAGTTGATTTGGATTAGGCATTTGCTACTGATTCATATGAATGTTGAGGTTTGTGATCTCTATCCATAGGTTTAGAAGACTCAAAGGGATCTCTTGAAAGATTTTTAATAACAATGAATGCTTCTTTGTTATACTTACGAGTACCAATAGGTGATTGCCATTTTTTGTTATAGACTTCACCAACATCGATACCAGAAACTTGAGTTCCTGCCATTTCAACTACAATGTTATCACCTTCTTCCCACCCATATTTTTGGGCAAGAGAAGAAACTTGTTCATAAACAGATGGAGTATCTAATACTCGATCTTCTGGTTCAAGACTTCCGTGCATCAGTAGAGGTTCTCTTCTTGTTCAGTTTCAATTATAACATCAGAAGTGGGATATGCAACACATGTGAGTACAAATCCAGATTCAATTTGATCATCATCTAAGAAAGATTGATCAGATTGATCAACAGTACCACTAATGACCTTACCAGCACAAGATGAACAAGCACCAGCACGACAAGAATAGTTTAGATCAACACCTGCTTCTTCAGCAGCATCGAGAATGTACTGGTCATCTTCACAAGTAATAGATTTTTCTCCTTCAGGAGTGCGAAGAGTGATGTTAAAAGTCATTTTAATAAGTTTTGGATAATTGCTCTACGGAATATGCAAGCAATACAAAAAATGCAATGCTTGTGGCGGTAAAGATAACTTGAATCATTATTCTTCACCTTTTTGTGTTAAAAGTGCAACACCTGCAAAGGTGCTAAAAAGAATTACTGCAAGAGCAAGCAACGCCATCAGATAACGCCAAAGAAGAGTTTACCAGTAAATGCGTATGAAAGCAAGGCAGCAACGAAACCCAACATGGCAGCACGGCCGTTTAGTTTCTCTGCCTTTTCTGCATATGACTCATAACCATAACGCTCGGCGTCGGTTTGTGAGATGTACATTTGTGGCTCTTTGGCAAACAGATTTTGTTGTCCCTGTTCGTTTGTGGTAACAGTCATTTCTCTTTGTGAAGATTTATGTCCTAATTATATATCAAATGTGAAGAGTAGTCAAATCACTTGACTGCTTTTTATGTGAAAACCGCAACATTTATAGGTATAAATTACTACTGATTTTCTTCAGGAGATGCTCCTTGCTCTGGTTGAGTAATCCTCTGAAGATATGGATCATTATTCATCAACTCAGAAACTGAAATGTTTGCTCCATTTTGTTCCCAGAAGTTTTTAAGACCCTCATAACTTTGACGGTGGAAAACATCAATATGTTCAGGGTGGATTGCAGAACCAAGATCAATGCTATAAATGAAGATGGGAATGCAGTAAGACTTTCCAGATTCAAACACTAAATCTTCAGAAACTGCTCTGGGTTTTACGCCATTATCAAGTTTGAACTTATCACCCCTTACATGATTCTTGAGAATCTTTTCTGCATGATGTCTAGTAATTAGATATGCTGCTGCAGAAAAGTCATTGATAAATCTTTGGTGAAGTTTAACATGAATATTTCCAGTACAGATTGTAGTCAACTGAATACAATCCCAATCATATGGTGTAAGAGAGAAAAACTCTTTCCAACTAAAATTCCAATTTTTAACTGTGCTGAGATCAATGTCATCCTCTAGAATAAGCGCATACTCATCCTCAGTGTTTTCATAGAACTCTTTGATTGCAGCGATATGAGACAATGCACAACCAACCTCATTCTGAGTCATATTATCTGGAATACGTCCCTTCAAATACGATGCAACATCATCTGTTCTACCATCATATCCTTCAATACGGGTATGGTTTTCAATCTCCCAATGCTCAAACTGCTTTTCCATATACTCACGTCTGTGAGCGTCATCCTCAAGGTTAATCCAAAAAACTTTTGGAATGCCTTGTAGTTTTGAAATAGATTTGTTTTTATCCATGGTTAAGTATTGTTCCACTTTCAGTGTAATCGTAGATGGGTTGATCATGTTCATTATAACCCTGACCAATAAAATCGTATTTGATTTTTTCTTTACTTTCTGACATCCAAGGAGTCTCTTTAATCCCATGAATGTAAGAGTCATTTTCTGCCATTGGCCAAATTTCTTTAGCCAAGAAAATTTGATCAGAAGTATAAAAATGATGTTGAGAATATTCAATGATCATTTTATCTTGAAGTGATTCTTCAAGACGACCTTTCATTCCCCACATTCCTGCAAGAATAGGCCAATCATAATGTCTTTCATGATCTCTAATTATAGAAAATTTCTTGTCTGATGTCAACCACTCATTAACTGCTCTAACTTCTCTCTCAGAAATTCTTGAATCAGAATCTCTGGAGATAGTAATGTTATCATCACTTTCAAACATAGAGTAGAAACGCCAAAACGCTCCAAATACATTTGAATCTTCAACTTGAGCAACTTCAACATTATCTAACTGGTGAAGTTGCCTAACATAAAATGTAGGGACGGACCCATCAATAAAAATCCGACATTTCCAGTCTGGCATCAATTCTTTAGCAATTAAAGCGTTCTTAATTGCCCCTTCACAATATTGTGCTTCATGACCCCAAACACTAATTGAAATAATTTTATTCATCTTGGATTCCTCCTATACTCTTCATAACATTCTAAAGCAGAATATGGAATTACTTTTCTTGAAGTAATTGGAGCATACTTGCAAACAATTTCATGATACTTTTCAAAACACTTTTCTGGAGTATGGTTCTTATGATACTCATCAAAGGATTTTTGAGCAGTTTCTTTATACTTATCGTTTTCTAGTTGCTCTACAATTTTTTCTTCAAGATCAGAATGATCCATTTTAATTCTTATATATTCATCATATGGCATATGATTATTTTTAATACTATTCATTTGAAGCTCTGGTTGAATAGTACAGACCTTTGCACTTGCTAACTCCCAAACTCTCCAACTATCATATGAGTTTCCAGGATAGTTTACGCCAATTTTAGTTTTGTTTACAACATACAAATACTCTTGAGGAGTTCTTGCAGGTTGATATCTAATAAACCACCTAAGATGGGATAGTTTATTTTGAGAGAGATCTAAAATTTTATTGATAAATGACTGTCTCCTAGGATTACTAGGAGTTCCCATAAACATTACATCAAATTGTTTTTCTTCTTTTTGAAGGTTTTCATCATAAACTGAATGAATTGGGAAATGATGGGGATAAATGGGACAATCATACGGATTCACCGTATTATCCGTTAATTCCCGTTGCATTATAAGATTAGGAGAAAATCCATAATACCTTTGAACGTGTTCATTATCAGTATCATCATGCTGAATTATGAATGAGTTCTTACAGTATTTCTGAACAATGTCATTGATAATAGGAACAGTCCAACCAATACTCAAGTAAAGAACCACTACTTTGTATTCATTCTGAACAACAAAGTCTCCAATGTTTGTCTCATCAACATAGTCACATGAGTAACCAGATTTTTCAAAACACCTAAAAATATATTTTGAGTTAGGAACCCAAGAATGGTCGAAGAATAGAAAATCTTTTATCATTTTATAATAGTATACCTAATGGTTTCATCAGTAAATGTATTTACAGAAGTTTTATAGTCAGTCATATAGAACTTTAGCAGATCTACAGCATGAGAAATATCTATATTATACTCTTCATACATTCTGTAAAATTCATCAAAAACATTGCAATACTTTTTCATGAACGGAACACGTCCATATACAAAGTGGTCAGAGTAACTCCATCCCCCAATATCTTTTGGAATAACAAGTTCTTTTGTACTATCCAACTTAATATCAATTAAATCAATATCAAATCTTAGTCTCATAATTAAATCATATCTTTCTGGTCTATGAATCATAGAGAAAGATTCTTTAACAATATACCACTGATCTCTCAATCTTTCAACCCAATATGATCCATGCTCTATGGCTCTAGGATCAGTTTTGAAAACATCCCAGGGTCTATCAAGAAACTGAATAGACTCAAACCTATTAGCATTATATTTTTCATAATTTATGAATCTATATGAGAAAAGATTTTCTTGATAAGTGTTTATCAAATCTTCCATATCAACGTCTACTGGAGGCTGCCCACTTTTCAGTTGACATTTATCCCAGGTACAAATATAAGTGTCTACATCATGAACATCAAGAATATTACTTTTTAAATTATCAAATGTTCTTTTATATGTTCTAGGAAATCCCGTTAGTAATAGTGCTACTTTCATTGTCCAACTGTATCATATAGTTTTAAATAAGTATCATGATCCAAATAACAAGGACAATACTCTGGTTGTAATTGCCAGTTCATATTTGTAGATCCAAGCATACTCTTTGTATCAAGAACTATAAAATTATTTACTATTGCTTCCCAAGCAAGATGATTTATATCACTTGAATCGTAAATATCTACAAAGTCTGGATATTTATTTTTAAGAACTGACAAGAACCAGAAAGTTTCTGTGCAGTTTAATCTACCAATTTTACTAGTATCTAGATTCAAAACATGATCAAGAACATCAGACCACTTAAAAATATCTTCTCTAGATCCAACTTGCATCCAATCACAGATTCTAAAGCAATTCGGATACTCATCAGAATCTGGTCTTATGGTCATCATATTAGAAACCAAAAGTTTATTATCAAAAACTTTTAGCACAGAACCACTATTTTGAAACGTATTCAAAAATTGAAAAGGATTAATATTGTGAATCATATCAGTTCTAGTAACCATCACTTGACTACCAGAAGAAGCATTTAGACCTTTTTGATATGAGACAACCTGCCTTTTCCAGTACTGGATAGGTCCTGGACCAGGATCTGGAGAAAATATAACTTTATCTACTTCCAGATTTTTATCAATAAATTGTTCTTGACCTTCCCAGGTAGAAATGACAATTTCACCATCAAACCAAGATCTGATGGACTTAACTACATTACCAATAAAGTTTTCTGGATGTTTATCATATCTCACAGATCCTCTAAGAACTACACTTTGACTCATTTTAATTCTCCAACATAATCACTACAAATTCCATAACAGTTAGTAACTCTTAGTCTGTCCCAGTCTGGATTTTTACCCCATTCTGGCATAACTATAACGCTAGATGAAGTGTAGGGTTGTCCTGGATAAGTCCATATAAACTGTTTGCTTGTCAAAGTAAAATAATCCTTTTGATGCCAGAAATAATTATATCCACTAGTCTTGCGAACAAACTCATACAATGTAATTAGATCTTTACAATGTATCCACAAGTAAGAAGATTTTCCTGCTAACCACCACCAACTAACTTTATATTGTGCTTCATCATGACCCAACCAAAGTGTTTCTGACTTGGGTTCATAACGTATATCAATTTCAACGTTATACCCCTCTTCAATACACTTTAAAACTTGTTCTGGATTATTCTCAGTCTTAGGATCGGGACCCCAAATATTACCACGATGAGCAATTAGTTTCATAAAAGATCATCTCTAACATAAATTGTATTTCCTTCACAGTCACTGCCATTATATTCAAATGACTCCTTAATTTCAACGAAATGCATTTGATTCTTAAGGAAGTAATCAATTTCAGTCTTCAAAGATTGACCTTCATAATATGGTTTTAGACCAACTTCAGTAAAGATACATTTCACATCTTTAAGAGTTTCTTTTCCACCTTCAAAGACATCCAGTTCAGCTCCTTGAACATCAATCCAAATAGCATCAACCTTATCAATATTATTTTCTTTTGTCCATTTATCTAAAGTTGTCCCATTAACAGTAATTTCTTCCTGCACCCAGTCTTTGCCAAAATAATTTTTAGTAGCACCTTGCATTAATCTAAACTTAGATGATGCTCCAGGATTTTCATCTCTAACAATATAGAATTTTAAATTACCTTCATGATCATTTAATGCAAGGTTATGTATGTGAAGATTTTGTTTAAAATATCCACGCAGTCTAGAATACGTTTCCTGACACTTTTTGAAATTGTGGGGATTTGGTTCAAAGGCATGAATTTGAATATCTGGAAGGAGTTCCAAAAATTCAACACTTTGTCCAAGGTGCCAACTACCAATATCAAGAACCGTCTCAAAAGATTCTAGATCAAGAATATCCACAACATACTTAAGTCTATTTGCAACAATAGTATGAGTATTCTGAATGAGTTGTTTAGTTTCCATCTTTTTTAATACAGATTTTATCGCCGTTGGAATATTTACACTTAATTATATCATATCCATTCTCAAAGATAAACTGTTGAAGTTTATCATTATCTTTCTGGTGAGGATATTCATATCTTATAATCTTTGGTCTAATTGAAGTTGTCTCAAAGAGTTGATGAATTATTACATCCTCAACACCTTCAACATCTAAAAATAAACAATCTATATTTTCTATAGAATTCTCTTCCAAAAATTTAGATAAAGTTCTTGTCTCAACTTTTATTGATTTACAGTTTTTGTGTCTAACAAAACTACTTTCAGTTTTGTTCAAATAAAACTCTGTTCTTTCATTTGTATTATAGATTGCAAGATTATGAAAATTAACTTTACAATTAACCTTTCTATTTCTGTATGATTCTTTCAATGCTCTGAAGGGAACAAATTGGGGTTCGATAAAATGGCATTCACCTCTAAGAGAAAATATAAATTCATGAAATCCATAATCCTCACATTGTATACCATCATATGAACCAATCTGAATGATTATATCACCACTTTTTATATAATCTTTGTAATCATTACTTAGAATCATCTTTTGTTACAACTACTTTATCTTTAGCAATCCCTGGAAATTTAACACAGACAATTTCACAATCTTCTAGAAACTCTGGATCAGCAATTTCATAAGGATTTAAGATAAAGATATCACCAGAACTCATTTTTTTCCCTTGAAGAATCATATCTCCACGAACAAGGAGATTTATTTCAGTTACTTTTTCATGATAATGAAGGTCCCAAATTTCACCTTTAGAATGTTTTTTATAGGATACTTCCACATCTTCTGTGGTAAAAGCTGTTGGAGAAAAGTTTCCAACAAACCATCCACCAATCATATCCTCCAACTTATATAAGTTCATAATCCATATTCCTCCCAATCAAAATTTTCAAATCCAGTATCAGTAATAAGATTTATAGATATTGCTCTATCCCCATCATTATCTCTAAGTTTATCATTAATCAAAACTCTAACTCCAC